CTTTGATCAGTTAAGATCATGGGGATTAAAATTTACTACCTTAAGAACAGGTGTTAAATTTGGTGGAGATCTATTCATCGATGATAAAGGAATAAACAGTGAGGATTTTTTTAAGTGAAATATAATGTTGACATTGAAGGAGGTAATGCTCTTGTTGAAAGACTAAAGAAAAAAGCACCTCTCATAGGTGGATTTAGTGGAATGATGCAGGTTCCTTCAGGATATGAGGAACCTCTTTTAGTATCTGGTGCTGATGGTGTTGGTACTAAGATTAATATTTGCAAGATTTCTAGAGACTTTACTACTATAGGAATTGATCTTGTTGCCATGTGTGTTAATGATGTAATCACATGTGGTGCTAAACCTTTATATTTCTTAGACTATATTTCTACTGGTAAGTTAACTCCTATTGTGGATGATATACTAGAAGGTATTCTTAAGGGATGTCAAATAGCAGGTATAGATTTGTTGGGAGGAGAGACTGCTGAACATACTAGACCTGCACCTCCACCCGCATATGGTGATGATATCGATCTTGCTGGTTTTTGTACTGGTATTGTTGAGAAGGGTGAAGTTATAGACGGTAGTCTTATTAAGAAGGGAGATAAAATTATTGGTTTACCTAGTAGTGGTATCCATAGTAATGGTTATAGTTTAATTAATGATATGTTATGGAGACATAAGATAGCATGGGCAGATACTCCTGAATTACTTACTCCTACTACAATCTATGCAAGACAAATAGAAATACTATTAGAAGAGTATCCTATCGTAGGTATGGCACATATCACTGGTGGTGGACTAGAAGAAAATGTATCTAGGGTTATTCCTGAAGGATTAAAAGCACATATAGATTGGACATCTTGGGAGAGACCAGAGATCTTTAATAAGATAAAACAATCAGGTGAGATAGAAGAGGAAGAAATGAGAAGAGTATTTAATATGGGTATTGGTTACGTATTGATCGTTCCACCTGAGATTGATTATGGAATGCAGATAGGAGAAGTAAATTATCTTTGAGTCCACACATAACTGCGTAATTATACTCATGTGGTATAATAAATAACAGTACATATGGGATTGAAAGATCATGCCCCAGAACCACTATACTGTAGGTTATCACGACACAGAACAGCGTCGTCACTACATTTGCGAGTATGCAAACGACTCGTACGAAGCTATTAAAGATGCACAAGAGGATGTTCCCTTTTTAAAGGAGCATCCTTCTTTTGTGGATTCATGTACAAATGAAACAGGTTTAGATTACTTAATGGGTATTGTTCCTATGGGGCGTTAATTTATGAAAACAATCACACAGTACAAACACGAAATTATGTGGTGGATGAGTCGACTCACCATCATGCTTACTTCACTTTTTCTATCATTCACATTAGCATCATCTGCATATGCTGCTGACACTATACAAATGGGTTCTGGGGGAAATTTAATCTTTGAACCAAATGAATTAACAGTTAGTGTTGGTGATACAGTTACATTTGTAAATGGCGAATTACCTCCACACAATGTAGTATTTGCTGGACATGATGAGTTATCTCATACAGATTTAGCATTTATGAGTGGTGAACAATTCCCAGTTACTTTCACAGAAGCAGGAGACTATGAGTTTCAATGTGATCCTCATGCTGGTGCTGGTATGAAAGGAGTTATTCACGTTGAGTGAAGTAGTATGGTCAATTAATATCATGATTGCTATCCTACTCGTTGCAGTAGGTATAGTAATCTACTACATATTCATGTACGATAAATTTTGGCCAAATGGGAGCAATGACACCCCCGTCACGGAAGAGTTGTTACAATTTCCGAGTGACGAAGATAGACAAGGTGCTTGATGGTGATACTATTGATGTCACTATCGATCTTGGGTTTGATCTATACAAGAAAGAAAGAGTTAGAATTGCAGGAGTTGATACGCCAGAGAAAAGAACAAGAGACCT